GCGGAGGGATATTTTGAGATTGGGACGATGGTGGCCGGTCCTTTGGTCATAGCCGGTCCACAATATGGACGTGGGAGGACCATCCAGATTGAGTCCAACGTCATTGAGAACATCGCGCCAAATGGAACAATCTACACCTCCAGCCGTGGAAGTGATGGACGTGTGGTGAGAATAGCGTGGACCGATGGTGTGGACACATCATCACTCAACGCCGCTCAAGCCGCTCCCAATCATTATGAGTTATACACCGGTGAACCAATCGCGGTCAATGGTAGCGCTCCCACGGCCATGTTGGGTCTCATCCAATATGTCAAATCCTCTCAAAATGCTGTTGTATACCTTCCAAACATCGCCACCGGTCCATCATCGGAGGTGGTGTTGAATAGATACCACAATCAAATCCTCACCACCATTGGGACCGAGATCCAGATTGACCACGTGATTGGTGATGAACTACTCCCAAATAATATGGGTGAGGTGTTCCGAGTCTCCACAGTTTTGTTGAGAGAGGTGAGATAAATGTTGGGTTTTACTTCCAATCAGTTGATGGGATCCACACCGGTCTTTTGTGTGGAGTTTGAGTGGGGTGGACGTGTTCACAGATACGCCACCCACAACATCACACTCCAATCCAACGGCGGTCCACTCCACTATCTCCCATCCATCATGGAGTTTGATTTTGTGGAGAGCGCGGATTTGACGTCCATCAATGTGGAGGCCAATATTGTGTCCATGGCACTCATTATGGACGATGTGGATTTATTGGAGAGATGGAGTCAAGGTGACACCATCGAAGGATTGGACGCGGAGTTTTTCTATGTCCTCATGAGATACGATGTGGCTCAACAAGATTTTGAGGATCGTGTGGTTTTGTACCGTGGTCAAATCCAAGAGCCACAATTTGGAGATCCCAACCAATTTAACCAACTCGTCTCCATATCCATTGAGGCTCAACCATATGACTCCAACCGGCTGTTGATGGACTCCAATAAATACATTGATACACGGTTCCCAAATAGACACATCGCCACCTCCGATGGTAAGATTTTTCCCATTATATTGGGATCGGCTGGTGGATTGATACGGACAACAGCCGGGACAACCAAAAATATCCACGCGCTTCCTTCGTATTGTGTCCACACTCATGACGCCTCCAATGACGCTCGGTTTATGGTGGCCGGTCATCCAATCACCGCCACCAGTGCAGTGATCCAAGATGACAAATATGACACCGACACAAAAACCATCCAATTTGATGACGATGGACGTGGGAATATATACGCGTATATCGAACTTGACACGAGTGATGACGTGGCCATCCCTGGCTCCACTGTCAATGGTGAGTCACGTGAGTGGTGGGTGTACATGACCGGCGGTGGTGGTTTGGTCAATCCATTTGGAGACGGTGATCTTCAAGGCGCTGGAGATATTTGTCGTTGGGCGCTTCAACGGAGCGGACAAATCATTGATGATGGAGCGTGGGCCAATCTTGCTCCAATACTCAACCAATACAATTTTGAGGGATACATCAACGATCCAAAAATAACCGCGTGGCGTTGGCTAAACGGTAACATCCTTCCATTTTTGCCAATCACGGTCCGTATGGGTCCAAAGGGATTGAGACCGGTGTTGATACAAATGTGGGCATTGACTCACGTGACATCCATGGCGTCCATCACGGTTGACGATGACTCCAACGTGACTCAAGTATCACCAATCAACACCATCCGATCCACATCCCAGTTGATGAACCAATTTACACTCCGATGGGGTAAACGTGGATTTGATCAGGAATATACATCTATGGTGAGAGTCACCAATATCAAATCGGAGGATTATGATGTTGTGAGTGACTACTCGATTTTATCCGTCAACCGGTATGGAGTCAAATCCATGGCCATGGATAGTGATTACATCTATGACCGTGACACGGCCATCAAAGTCTCAATGGACATGGTGAGGTCAAGGTGTCTCCCAGTTAACACCATTGAGGTGGATGTGGATATGGAGTTGGGATGGTTACAGGTTGGAGACGTGTTGGATGTGACGGCTCCCAAAATCTATTTGACAAACCACAAAATGATCATCATCTCCAAACGGTGGAGAGGGACACATTGGAGATGGGAGTTGGCTTTTGAGATGAATCCACGCCAATGACACCCAATGTCATCGTGGATGACCATTGACACAAAATGGAGTATATTGACACCATGATCGTATTTTTGGACCGTCAACACCATGGTAAACCAAACCGGTGGAGTGATTGTGGAGCCGTCAATGATGGCGTCCATGAGACTCGATTGACGTCCCAATACATCCATCATTGTGAGTGGAAGTTGAGAGAGCATGGAATTGACGTTGTGGTGATATCTGATGGATACTACTCCCAACGTCATGACCGTGTCAACAAATACGCCCAAGGTCATGACCGCTCGGTTTATGTCTCATGCCATATTAACGCCGGCGGTGGAGACTATGGATCGGTATTCTATGACCATAGATCCACGAGTGGTGAGGTATTGGCCAATTGTATCACTCAACGTCTCCACCAATGGTGTGGACCTCTCCACAACAAAACCAAAACCATCGCGGCAAAACCAGACCATTGGACATCCAATGCATACAACACGATCAAAGGAGTTGGAGCGCCGGTGGCGGTATGTTTTGAGCCGTTTTTCATTGACTGCGAGTCTCACAAAGAACTCATGACACATCATGGATGTGAGTTGGTTGGAGTCGCTTTGGCTGTTGGAATCAAATCTTTTTTACTGGAGTAAAATCATGGACTGGAACAAAATCAAAATGGTCGCCGCTATCCTCAAAGCCATCCAACCCATCATTTGGGCATTGGTGGACGACATCATTGAGGCCAAAGACAAAGAGAGTGATGGTGGTGAGAAGATCACCAAAGAGGAGCGCCAACAAATCATCATTGACAACCTTTTGGACATCCCGGCCAAAATCGAACCATTGATAAAAGGTTTGTAATGGCTCATGAACAACTCATAACTCTCCTCATGCAAGGTGGGCCCAACGTGGCTTTTGCCGTGTTTTTGTTGTGGCAATACAAAGAACAACAAAAGCGAGCGGACGACCGTGAGACCAAAAATGAGCAACGTGAGAAGGATCTTCGAGAGCGATATGACAAGATCATTGGGGATCTCTACGCTCGTGAGGACGCCATGAGGAATGATATCGTCAAAGAGATATCAGACCTCGACAAACGGATGAGTCTATTGGAGCAAAAACTAGACATCATATCCAAAGTTGTGGAAGAAATAAAAGCCAAATTCCAAAGGGTGGTTTGATATGCCAATAGAGAGAGTAAGTGGTGGATATCGTGTCAAAAACACGACAAAAGTCCATCGAACCAAACGAGCGGCCATGAGACAAATGATGGCCATCAAAGCAAGTCAAGCCGCCAAAAAGAAGAAGCCAAAACGGACATATTGACCATAATTATGATCAAAATCACCGGTTTTGTGTAGATAATCGAATCATTTTGATCATCGCGTCCACATCTCTCATGGTGAGATAAACGTGATCATCACCACGAGCCCGGACGACTTCCACATGTTTTTTGATCGCTTCAATGTCTGGATTGTGTCCAATGGTGGTGTGGACACATAGTTTGTACAACCTGACCAAGTCCTCAACGTCCTTTTGAGCGGTGTGAGCGTTATGATGAGACCATCCAAGTAGACTCCGAAGTTTGGACATGGACGCGCTCGGAGTTGGGATGTGTTCCCAGACCAATGATTGGGTGTCCAACTTCCTCCACGTGATCTTTTGACCGATGGTGGATTTGATATGGTGGTCGAGCCAATACCAATCGAATGACACATTGTGAGCACAAAAGATTCCATATTCCAGAATACGGAACATCTCACCACAAACATCCTCCCACAGTGGAGCCATGGACCATCTCTCATCCGTATATCCATTGACCTCCAACGCTCGTGGATTGGCCCGGTCGAGATGTTGTGGTTTGATGTACGTGTGATAGCGGTCCGAGATGGTGTGGCCGCCATCCTTCGAGGTCCAAATACAAACCTCAATGATCTCACCAACTCTCCAATCAAAATGGGTGGTCTCAATGTCAACAAAGTGGATCGGATAATTGGAGTTTTTCATTTTGCACCACGTAAAAAGGTTTATGAGTGGAGTATATCACAAAAAAATCTTTTTTGTTGGAGAGTCGGTTGGCTCGGACTACTTTTGGTATTTACAAAATAAAAATGTAAATAATACTAGACAATACTGTAAGTAATACATTACACTATGAGAGAACAAACAAACCAATCAATCGGAGTCACAAATGTTTTACAACAAGTACACACAAATCGAACTTAATAAAGAAGTTACAAGAATTATCAACGTATTTCAAAAAGATCAAAACAGTGGGTATACACTTTTGACAGTGAAAGAAGAAAAGACATTGATCATTAGAGTACAAGAGCTTGAACGAAAACTTAAAACCACAATCGTAATCCCAAACATCTATAACGATACATTGGGTGAATAATCAATCAACAAACCGGAGAGGCTCCAATGAGTCTCTCCACAATCAATCGGAGCCAATCATGGTACAAATCACCAAAGCACAACTCGAACAAGCGACAAAAATCATCGTGGTCACCTATCACAGCGGACTCACAAAATGGTATCCATTTTCACTTGAAAATATGGAGTCAATCATTTGGGACTTTGAGAACATCCACGACATCCAAATCATTGAGAAGGGAGAGTAACAATGAGACAACGTATCAAAGACACAATCATTGGGACCGCGTTGGTGGTCGTAGCGTTTTCAACTGTTCCATTTACATTCGCGCTTTTGGTGTGGATGTTGGGGGCCTAGAATGACCACGGGACAAACCATCAAAAAGTATATGGATCAACTGGGGTGGAGTGTCATTGACCTCCACCGGTTGACTCTGATATCCATCTCCGATTTGGAAGCGGCCATCAAAGGTGACTATCAACTCACACTCAATCAACTCATGAACATCGTTAACAAAATCAACCTCAAACAACCAAAATCAAACCATTGGGCCACATATCATGAGATCGTCGTGGCTCCAATCATGGAAGGAGTAAACCATGACAATCAACAAAAATGAGAGATCATACATCAAACAATTTGGACGTGTAGCCATGTCCAGCCGTAAACCACAATATGATGAGGTCCAATGTGGAGATGAGGTGATTGGCCAAATTGAGACTCAATGGAGTGAGTTGGGATCATGTTGGATTTTCACTGGTGTTGTCTTCCATGAGGTGGTCTATGAGAATGCTCCAAATTATCTCGCGGCCTCCAGATTGGATCACAACACGTGGGACGACGCTCACAAATGGATTGAGTTTAAGAGATTGGAGTTAAACCGTCACGAGTCATTTGGAGCCTATGTGGTTTATATGTTGAGTGATATGTCAATGTCCAAAACCCAACTCGGTCATCACCTCAAAGTCTCACGTCAATCAATATACGATTGGATCAACAATAAATCACTCCCAGACGTCCCCAATTATCTCGCTCTCGCTCGACTATACGCCAAATGGATGTCTCAAGATATCAACACCACATTGGTGGACATGAGTGAGTCAATCCATTAATGAAAAAGTGTGGAGGATGCTGGCCGGCTCCCTCCACACTTCAAACAACAAATCAATCAAAAAGACACTGGAGAATCAATCACAATGTCCAAAATCAACATAACACTATTTGACACGATCCACCAACGGAGTGGACAAAATATCACCATGGATGTGGAGACCATTTGTCGAGGTCTATCAACACCAATCCACACGTCCATTGGAGACAAATCTCAACTCCCATTATGGAGTCCCACCACCTTTGATGGAACTCGGTCAACTTCCAACGCTCAATCCATCTCAATGTTGGTGTATGACATGGATGATGGAGACTCATCGTTTGACATGTGGTGTCTATTCGCTCAACGTGGATGGACGACCATCGCTCACACCAGCGCCTCCCACTCACCAGCCCATCACAAATATCGTGTGATCATCCCATTGGCGGTCTCACTTCCAAAATCCGATTGGGAGAGAGTGTGGAGGGCCTCATTTGAGTTATGGATGGATGTGGTTGGGATTGGAGTCCCGGACACAAAAGCGATCAAAGATTTGGCTCGTGTTTATTTTCGTTATGGATGGACTCGAGATTCCAAAATGGAGACCGTCGAAGGGTCAAAGATATGGCCAAAATCCCATCCATGTCATCCATCCCAGTATCACCGGAGTGGATATTGGATTGGACGTCCTTTGGAGTTGAACTATGACCACATCAAACTCCCAAAACCAAAACCACGCCCATCATTTGACCGCAACAAACCACAATCGTTGGACAATGCTATGATGGACCCACAGTTGAGACAATCGGTTGGACTCAACGCCGGTGGATCTCTCGTGGGTCAATACATCAAACACATCCCATGTCCATCGTGTGGCCGGCGGTCGGTGTTCTACTCAATCGACCCATCAACAGCCAACTCGACAAAATGGCCATCATGCAATCACGCCAACTCATGTGGGTGGTGGGGTAAACTGGAGACGTTATCATGAGTACATATCAAATGGAAAACATCACACTCCACCACCGTGATTGTCTGGAGGCCATGAGAGAGATGGACGATGATTGTTTTGATTTGGCCATCGTAGATCCACCATATGAGTTGGGTACCATTGGCGCGTATCGTGGAGCCGGTAAATTGGCCAAAAGAGCACTCAACACGGACACCAAAATCCAACAGTGGGACAAAGCACCTCCATCGGAGTATTTTGAGGAGTTGATGAGAGTCTCCAAAAATCAAATCATTTGGGGTGGAAACTATTTTGATCTCCCACCGTCGAGATGTGTTATTTGTTGGGATAAATGTCAACCGTGGACCAATTTCAGTCAATGGGAGATGGCGTGGACATCCTTTTCAAAGCCGGCCGCGCTATTCAAGAAGGACAACCGGACCGGAGGTAAAATCCACCCAACACAAAAGCCGGTTGAGTTGTATGAGTGGATATTGTCCAAATATGCCAATGATGGTGACACCATTTTGGACACCCATTTTGGAAGTGGTTCCAATGGAATCGCGTGTCATAATATGGGATACTCTTTGACCGCTTTTGAGATTGATGGTGATTACATCTCCAGATCAGTGGATCGAATCAAAGAACATCAAATCCAACTCCAACTCCCATGGTGATCAAATGATATGTGACATCAAAATCCCAGCCGGGTCCACACCATTTGGAGTGTGGTTGGTTACAACATTGGCCAAACAAGATAAGACCATCAAAGATTTGGCCAAAGCCATGGAAGTGGAGCCGGCCACCGTCCGTCAATGGTGTAGATACTCGGAGCGGCTATCCATGCAACGTATCATTGACATTATCAATCAACTGGTGAGTGATCCAACATTGTGGAGACCACATATGGATCACGCCACGAGACTCATCACCCAATCCCACGATCCAAACAACAAACAAATCAATCAATACAAAAACCGGAGATTATCACGATGACAACAGACAAACAAAAGGAAGCACGAGAGCGACTTTTGGCGATGGCCAAAGAATTGGGGATCCGTATGGTGGATGATGTGGAGTCCACAGTCGATCCCACCATCCCATTGGGCGCGGACCCATTCACCTGGGACCAACTACAAAAGCCGGCTCCACAATATGACGACCATGGCAACCTCAAAAAACCGGTCCGACCACGGACCAATCGAATCAACACCAATCTCATTTTGGAGAATGATCCACAATATAAGTCTCTTTGTTTTTGGGAACACGCCAATCAAATCCTATGGAGGGGTCAATTGGTGAGTGATGACGTGATTGAGGAGATGGCGTTGGACATGGAGGTCCGTTATCGCTATACGGTCTCCAATAAGGCTCTAGAGGGAGCCGTTTTGAGAGTTTCCCACCTTAGAGTCCATACACCAATCAAAGATTGGTTGGAAGCGCTTCCAGAGTGGGACAATACTCCACGGATTGAGAATCTCGCGGAGGATGTTTTGATGTGTGAGACGGCCAAAGAGTATCGTCCACTCATCCAACGGATGTCCGCTTTGATGTGGATCTCATTTGTGGCTCGAATATATCAACCGGGATGTCATGTCCACACTCTCCCAATATTTGTGGGTCCCAAAGGTGTTGGAAAGTCGATGTGCATGGAGATCATGGCAGGTCAATACTTCAACCGCTCGGACATCCCTATTGGAACCAAAGACGCGTTGGAGAAAATCCACCAAAGTGGGACATGGATTTGGGAGATCGCGGAGTTGAAGGACCTCCAAGGTAAGTCCGCAGACCTAGCCAAACAGTTTTTCTCCACGAGTGAGGATTTGTATCGTCCCAGTTATGGCCGTCTCCCAGTCAAACGGAAGCGCCGGACATGTTTTGTGGGTACAACCAACAATTATCAATTCATGGATGACGGTCCAGAGCGACGTTTTTGGGTGTTCAAAATCCTGTCCAAAATCAACATCCAATATCTCCAAACTCATCGAGAACAAATATGGAGTGAGGCGGTCCACTTCTACAAAACCGGAGTCAAATGGTGGTTGGACCCGGAGTTTGAGGAGATGTTAAAAGACTATCAAACCGCTTTTCTCGTGGATGATCCATGGGCCTATAAGGTACACAAAATCATGAGTGACCGTGGAGAGGGAGCACAAGACACCACCACCAATGACATTGTGGAGGCGCTCGATCTTCCAATGCACATCTCCCACACCGGTAACGCCAAAAGGATCGCCCAAATCATGACACTGTTGGGATATGAGTCCAAACGACGTGGTAAAAATCGAGTGTGGAAACTGGTCAAATAGTTATCCACAGGTGTTGATAAGTTATCAACAGGTCTCCAACCTCGCTAGATTGGGGGCTTTTTAAGTTATCCACATAGTTATCCACAGGTGTTGATAAGTTATCCACATAGTTATCCACATGTTGATAAATGTGTTACAATCACATCATGAGTAAATCAATAGTCCAGTTGGTCCAAATGTTACTTAGAGGGATCTCCACCGATAGTCCCATAGACCCAATCAAAGCCGGTGAGCACTTTGAGACGGCTGTGGAGTCTCTCGAGTTGTATTATGTCCACCATGATGGGATTGGATACGTCATGGATGGAGACAAAGAGGTGATGTTGGTACACTTTACCAATGACGGTGTGGAGTTTGATGAGCACCATGAGCACCCATCCACGTTGAGAGTCATCCAAACCGCTCTCCACACGTTGACACATTGTGAGAAACAGTATCTCATGTGTGTTGAGGATGAGGACGATGATGATGATGATTGGGAGTGGGTCTAAAACAAAAGGAGCCACCCATTTTGGTGACTCCGATTGGATGAGATGTGGTTGAGTTACTCACCCAAAGTATCGTTGTAGATATTTGGGATTACGATTGTGGTTTTAAGTTTTCTTTCTAATTCTTGCACTCTGATAATCAATGTCTTTTCTTCTTTTACAGTTAAAAGTGTGTACCCACTATTTTGATCTTTTTGGAATACGTTGATAATTCTTGTAACTTCTTTATTGAGTTCGATTTGTGTGTAGTTGTTGTAAAACATTTGAGACTCCGAGTTGATTG